AGCAGCGAGTGTAACATGGAGTGTCGGTGGAGTGAAACTTATTTCACCAGAATTGTTACGTAAGCACGTTTACGCTACTGACATAATGACCGCCATAATGGATAGTGTGATCTATTTCGTTGAAGGTGGTCGTGAGTGGTTTGCAAATGGTACGCTTGGTTCGTTTCTTTATTCAGATGTTCGCATTAAGAAGTTGCAAGATGACTATAATTTTGTCAAAAGTAATTTTTGTCATGTGGTCACTGGAAATCTCCAAATTTTGGCTAACATACCTGATTCGGAGTATTCTGCACGACTTGATCAAGTCATCAATGATGTTAGAAACTTGAAGAGCTTATGCGAACCTAATGAAAAGAATATGTTGCTAATAATGGAAACCAAGTTGCATGATATGCGTGCGGAATTTCGCACAATTCGCAATTCAGGTTCTATTCGTAAAGCACCTTTTGTTGTTTGTTGTTATGGCACTAGCGGGCAGGGAAAATCAGTTCTGCAGGAAAGACTTATGGTTGACCTACACGTTGCTTTAGGATTGGATCCTCATCCTCGTAATTTTGCGTGGTTGAGTCAGTTTGACAAGTATGATACTGCCTTGCGTGGTCATACCACTGGGTGGTTTTTAGACGAAGTAGGGAACACCAAAGTTGAGTACCAAGAGAAGGTTGCCTTTGACTCTATAATGCGTGGTGCAAATAATGCCGTTGGTACAGCAGTAATGGCTGATGTTGACATGAAAGGTCAGATCGCACTGGCACCAAATATCATCATTTCTACTACAAATAATGAAATGTTAACGGCTGATTCTGTCTCTTATGAACCAGTTGCGATTTTGCGACGTAACGACTTGTATTTGAGAGTTAGTGCAAAAAAGGAATTTTGGAGAGAAGGGACACAAATGATGGATGCTGCTAAGGTGTATGCTAAATTTGGTGATCAACATCCATATCAAATACATGATGTTTGGGAATTTGATTGTTATTATTTTAGCGGTATAGCAAATCCTATCGTAGGATGTCCTGAAGTTCCTTCGCGTAAGTATTATACTCGACCAGATGGTAGCGAAATGAAAGGTGTAAGTTATGCTGAAATGATTAAACTCGCCATTGACTTAGCGCGTGTAAAGGATAAAGCTCAGACTAAGCTGGTTAACACGAGTGGTAAATACCATAAGGTTGCCAAGCTGTGCACAGAATGCAATTACTTGCGTAGTATTTGTCAATGCAGTAATGCGCATATTATGCACAAAGAGTGGTCGAAGGAAATAGTTCCTGAAGCTGGTTTTTTGCAAACTTGTGCTGGATGGGTACTTTCTCGCTGGTATGAGCGATATTCTAAGTGGTGGACTGATGTAGTTAGCGATTGGGCTTGGCATTGTGTGTTGTGTGTGAATCCACGCCAATATGAACTCAAATTAATGCGCGATTACGAGCTTTCAGTTCACACTGCATGGAATAAGGTTGCGATGTATACTGCTGCGCTGCTTGGATTGGCTTTCTTGCTCGAAAGAGAGTACGTCATGCTATTCGGTTTGGCAGTAGTATACGTCTTATTCCGTTTCGATTCTGAAGTGCGCACAGCTCATCAACAGTTTATTGCAGAGCATAAGAAGAAGGATTGTATTGTACAAATAGTTCATAAGATTAAGCAGCGCAGGCTAGAACTATTTCTTGCTGGTACTGCATCATTGATACTTTTGTATACGATTGTAAAACAGTTGCGCAAGTTGTGGAAGTTTAGTGAGGTATTGCGTCCCCACGGGAATATTGCTCCCACTTGTTACGAAGATATAGTTCAGCGCGACCAAGAGAAGTCAATGTGGCAAAAACCCAGAGTAGTTCCCTTGCCTACTGCGTGTAGACAATTGGAAACTGCTACTCCAGCAGATACTTGTAATGCTATTTTCCGAAATATGGTTACCCTTTATGTTCCCAATGGTCTGTCGAGCAAGTTTTGTGCAGCGTTAGTTGTTGATAGTAATCTTATTTTAGTACCTAAACATATGATAGCTATTGGAGATACTATCACTAGTGAAAAATTGACTTTTCGCAGACATAGTGAAGATGATGCAGGAGGAGTTTTTTCCGCTTACATTGATTCGGTCAATTGTCACCTTTTTCCTAATCAGGACTTGGCGTTGTTGTCTATACCTAGTGCCGGTAGTTTTAGGAATATTGATCGATTGTTACCACGCGGCCCCTACAGTGGATCATGTAGGTTTATACATAAGTCCAAAGATGGTACTCGGCGGGAAGAAGGCGCTACAGTTACCCCAGGTAAAGTGGGCCATACAGAATCGCAATTCGTGGGCCTCGAGACTATGTTGGAAAATCCCACTTATATGGGATTGTGTATGGGAACTTTCGTTACCACTGATAAGGCACCGCGTATAGCCGGGTTCCATTTAGGTGGAACTGTACAAAAGACTTGCTACGGTATTGCAGGGTATGTTACTCTTGATGAGTATACGGCTGCTAAGAATGAACTTGCAATGCGTGTGATGATACCACATAGTGCTGGTGATTTTCCGAAGAACATTTTGGAGAAACCAAGTTTGACTGGTATTGACATTCACAATAAAAGTCCAGTGAATTTTTTACAGGATTCCAAATGTATGCAAGTGTACGGCTCTTGCTTAGGAGGCGTAACATTTGTATCACGTGTCGTTGCCTCTGCAGTTAGTAGCTTTGTTGAGGAATACACTGGCCAATCTAATGTATGGGGACCACCCCCATCTCGCCCTAGTTGGCGCCCGTGGTGGGAGACTCTTGAAAAACTTACGCATGGTTCTGATGGCTTTCGGCCTAGTGATGTGGAGTGGGCAGTGAAAGATTATGCTAAACCGCTACTCGAACTTATTAATGATGCAGATAAGCCGTATATTAAAGCAATGATTCGACCATTGGAGTCTCATCAAGTTATTAATGGCGTTCCTAATGAGCGTTTTATTGACAAGATGTGTTTCACTTCTTCTATAGGATACCCGCTTACTGGTCCAAAAAACGATTATTTAATAGATGATGAACCTCGTGAAGGATATATTGAACCCAAAACTTTTTCGGAAGAAATATGGTGTGAAATTAGACGATGTGAGGAAGCATGGGCGGCTGGCGTTAGAGCCTATGCTCCTATTAAAGCAGTCTTGAAGGATGAACCTACGAAGGTGACTAAAGAGAAGATGCGTGTATTCTATAGCATGAATATTGGTGTTCAGTATCATTTGCGTAGGCTTACACTTGGCTTGACACGGTTTTTCCAAACTCACGTCCTAGTTTCAGAAAGCATGGTTGGTATGAGTGCAATGAGTCCTGAGTGGGATCAATGGGTCAAGTTTTGTCGAGAAGGTGATTTCTCTGGTATGTCTGATAGTGGTCCTGGTGGACGACCTGAAAAAATTAATAATACCTTCGCTGGCGATTATAAATCTTACGATTCTAAGATGCCTGCTCAAGTTATTTTGGCTAGTTTGCAGCTTTATAAGACAATGTTGGTGGCCAGCGGAAATTTCTCGGCACGTGACATTAAGGTTTTCGAAGGTATATGTACTGAAATTGTTTACCCATTCATGGCATATAACGGTACGCTTATAGAGTTGACCAGTGGACACGTATCTGGTAACAATCTTACTGTACATGTTAATAATACATGTAATTCTTTACTTAAAAGGATAGCGTTCTTTAACGTAGAGGTTAAACCCACGGGTCGTTATGACTTGACGTTTCGCTCCTGTGAAAGAGGTGGGAATTATGGTGATGATTGTAAGTCGTGTGTTAATCTGAAATTAGTTAAGTATTGGAATATGCGTGCTTTTAGAGATTTTTTAGGGAAGTATGGTATGGAATTTACTATGCCTGACAAGACGTCAGAAATGGTAGATTATATGGAATGGGAAAGTGCAGAATTTTTAAAACGCACTGATGCTTACATTCCAGAAATTGATTGCATTGTCGGAAAGTTGGATGAAAGTTCCATCTTTAAGTCTTTGCATTCAAATCTTAAGTCAACTGTTTTGTCTCCAACAGACCATGCTATTGCATGCATAAATGGTGCATGTTTTGAGTGGTTTGCTTATGGGAGAGAACACTATGACATGAGAACTGAACAAATGAGGCGAGTTTGCGTCGCCGCCTCTATTCGTGCAGAGGGAGCTTATATCACTTTCGATCAGAGAGTTGAGAAATGGCTTGCTGAGCACAGACCTGAACAAGTCGAGATTACCGATCGTAGCAGCGATTAGGCCTTCTTGTTCTTGTATTTAAAATTTGTAAATACTGCTAATTTATAACACTGTACATGTGTATATATGTATATAACTATTGACTATAGTCTTGGGTTGAGCTATAGTTGTAAATATGACCTGGAATTTGTAAATATTGTATTAATGATAGCGGTAGTGCTTCCACCCCATACGGGAGCGAAAACACAGAGGTGGATGCCTCGGGAGGTGCTTATATATCTAGTGCCTCGACATTGTCGTATTCCGACGATTCTACGATCATTCCGCAGGCAGGTGCGGAAATGACATATGGCGGTACAACCGCAATGCCTGCCACCACTTTCTCAGATTTTAATAGTGGCTATGTACATAACGTATCTGATGATTCTGATACCACTTACGATATCTGTCAAGAGGCAGATTTAGACTTGGGAAAGTTTTTTGAGAGACCTATTCTCATTGCATCTATTAATTGGGGTGTTGGCAATATCCTTCAATCCACAATTGATCCATGGGTGTCCTATCTCAATAGCCCACGTGTAGCAAATAGGATTACTAATTATAAAAATCTTCGCGCTCAATTGCATCTTAAGTTTGTAATTAATGGTAATCCATTTTATTATGGCCATGCGATAGCACATCTCGTTCCTCTTCCATTGACGAGTCATTTTGCGCCAATTAATTTTTCGCATTTTTATGAGCTTATTCCTGCAAGCCAGAATCCTCATATATATTTGGATCCAACAACTAGTGAAGGAGGTGAACTAGTAGTACCTTTTCTGTATCCTTATAATGCTTTTGATTTGCCTACTGGAAATTATGCGGAGGCAGCTGCAGTGGTAATCCGCGATATGTCTCCATTGGCGCATGCCAATGGTGGAAATCAGCCAATTTCTATTTCAGTCTTTGCTTGGTTAACTGATGTTAAACTGTCCGGATTAACATCACATAATATATTTGCTCTAGTGCCACAAGGAGGAGATGAATACGGTACGGGCATTGTTTCTGATAAAGCGCAAGCCGTTGCTGCTGCTATGGCGAAAATAGAATCACCTTCTATAAAGCCTTATGCTCGTGCGACGGGAATGATTGCTGAAACCGTGGCTGGAGTTGCACGAATGTTCGGATACTCTCGACCTAATTCTATAGATCCAACTAAACCTATGGCGATGCATCCATATGGAAACCTTGCTAACACGAATCTTGGAGACGATGCGATAAAATTAACATTGGATGCTAAGCAAGAATTGACTATTGACCCGCGTACGATAGGTGTTACGCCTGATGATGAAATGTCCTTGCGAACGCTTGCTATGAAAGAAAGCTTTGTTACTAAATTTGGCTGGTCTTCTGCAGATACTGTGGGCACTGACTTACACTACCATGTGGTTAAACCAACACAATTTGGCCTTGGGGCGATTGATCCATCTTCGGGTATAAGATATTATCCTACACCTGCGGCATGGGTAGCAGCTCCTTTCGAATTTTGGCGTGGTTCAATGATGTTTAGATTCAAAGTTATAGCATCTTCCTTTCACAAGGGGAGATTGAGAATTTCCTATGATCCAACATATAGTCAATCTGTCGATACTTTTAACGTTGTTCAAAATTATGTAGTTGATATTGCTGAGAATAAAGAATTTTGTCTTAAGGTTGGTTGGAATCAACCTCAATCATATGCTACGATAACTGATTTTACTGCTACTTTGCCATGGGGCGCCTTGCCTATTGTCGTGTCGCCTGGTTTAAGTAATGGAACGCTTAAAGTTGAGGTGTTGAATGAACTTACTTCACCAATTACAGGTGCTACTACGGAGGTTATTGAAGTCTTAGTTTTTGCTTCTATGTGTGACGATTTTGAAGTTCAGTCTCCCAATTCTGGGAGATTGTCTACACTTATGTTCCTTGATTCCACGACAGCTGGGGCTGGACTTATGGCAAATGAAGAATCGTCTGCACTAGTTGAAGAGTTGGAAATGGTACCCCAAGCAGGTATGGATATTGGTGAAGACACTACTGGAATGACTGCACCTTGCGACAATATGGAAGATTGTGCAATTGCACCACCCTTACCTGTCGACGAAACGCCTGGTATATATTTTGGTGAAATGCCATCGAGTTGGCGACAGTGTTTGAAAAGGTACAATTTCCATTCTACTTCTACAATCGAAACTGCAGTAGGTGCGGGTGTATTAAATTTGACTCGACCTAATATTCCAAATTATCGTGGACCTACTATCAATGGTGTGCACCGTACATCTGCTGGTGTTCCGTATAATTATTCTGACATGACGCTACTTAATTGGGTTATGCCTGCATATTTAGGTGTGCGAGGTGGCATACGTTATAAGTATGCTGTTGCTAATGTCAAGACAGGCGGAATTATAGGTACTTTACATGCCGTGAGATCTGCAGGGAAACCAGGATGGTCAGAGAGTGTCTTCGGATATGCAACTGCACCTTTTGCTGGTCAAGTTACTGATTCATCTGAAGCAAGTTTCTTTTTCCGTAAGTATTGGAGCCACACTTGGGCAGGTGCAAATACTGTTCCATTGACTCAAAATTCTGTCTTGGCTATTGAGGTTCCTTTCCAAGATACTAAGAGATTTTGGAATGCGCGTCGTACCGATTACGATGTTGCAAATACAGAAGTTCCCGGGTTTCGTGTTGACTTATGTTATACAGCAACGTGCCCCATGTTGCACCAATATGTTGCAGTTGGAGATGATTTTTCATGTTTTATGTTCGTAAACGCTCCGCCGTTTTACGTCAAAGACATTGATCCTAATCCAGCAACAACACCTTAGATTATGTAGGAAGACCCTACATGTAATGGCTGCCAGCCACGTTAATCAAACGGTACGTTTGGGAAAACGTATGAAACCCCATAGCATACAACTATGTAATAAATGTATGAGTCATCGCAAGACTATAAATATAGCGATAGGTCTTCGGACTTACTGCAGAGTAACCCTGCAGGCACTTTTAGTGTGGCGGACTTTGTCCACGATTTGGAATACAACCTATGGTTTTTAATGAGTGGACCCCCACTCTACAATTTTACGTAGGTTGCAATTTCATATCGGATGCCAAATGGTCTTTAG